TGGGATTTTATATAGGATTAACCTTTGCAGTACAGGTTCTTAAGGTGGTAACGGACGTAATGAGGCAGTGGTGTCTATGAGAAAGAAAGCAGACAGTAAACAGGTAAAGGCCAATAAGGTATTGCGGCTATCAGCTGTAGCGGCATCCGCGGAATCAGCCATCAAGGAGCCGCCGCCGAATACTTGGTCCGCCAGGATGCCAGCCTATACATATACAGTGGCTTGCCCGGATCCGGATTTGCGGGAGCCACCACGGCGGATGATGTTGGTGAGACTGAGAATGTGGTATAAGCGGACGTTTGGAGGTGATGCCGGTGGACAAGGTGAGAAAGCGCGACATGAAGCTGAGTGATTACAATATCTCCCGCGCGAAGTATAATGAACTGAAATACTTCTGTATGCAGTATGATGAGAAAAAGCAAGAGCTGCACAGAGGATACGGATTGGGTGCTGTTATCAGTGATGGAATGCCAAAGGGGAATCTTCCGGGGAATCCTGTAGAGCGGGCAGCAATACATAACGCTACACTGCAGGCAGACATTGAGTTAATAGAGCAGACAGCTTTAGAGGCGGATTCGGATATTTATCAGTGGTTGATAAAAAGCGTGACAGAGGGAATCCCCTATGAGTACATGGACGTTCCTTTATCGAGGACAAAGTTCTATGATTCGAGAAGATACTTTTTCTATCTATTGGCACAAAAAAGATAAAGTGGGGAACTACGAAGGGGTACTTCCGTGATATTATGGTAGTATCGAAGAAAAGACAAGAGGGGCATCCAGCGATGGGTGTCCTTTTACATTCATTTTTCATTGTCCCTATCTACGGAGGATAAACATGGAAAGTTATTGGAACATTAAAGGCGATATTGGCATGAGCAAAGGCACTCCTTACGATTTACTACAGAAGCAATGTGATATTCTGGCAGAAATCACAGATGGAAATGTAATTGCAAGAATAGCAAGTTATGATGGGTATTACAAAAGTCATAAGGGACAATCGGGAAGATCATTATCGGATGATCCTGTTGATGCATGGTTAAGGCTGGGGGAGAGCAATCCATTTGTATATGAGTTTTTTGTGACATCTAAAAAAACTCCAAGGTATAAATACAGAATTTGCTTTTTATATTACAGCGCTTTATTATACCCCGTAGGAATATCGCTTGAGCAGTCGATAGCAGAAGAACTTGGCCTAGAGACTGAGTTTTACATGGAAAATGAACAGAAATTCATTGAAGTATTAAAAGGAATACTGGGAAGCGAGATACTTTCAAAGATTGTTAAAAACCTAATCCGCATAAATATGTGATCAAGGAGGTGAGCACGAATGGGAAGACCATTAAAGATTAAGTCTCCAGAAGAAATGGAGCAGTTGTGGGAATCGTATAAGCAGGAATGTGATAACCAGGAAGTGCTTACCCACGAATTTAGTTCCAAGAATAGCGAGTTTGTATCAGAAAAGCTTAAGCGGAGCATTACATACACCATTGAGGGATTCTGTGTGTACCTGAAAATCCCAAGATCGATTTTTTACGATACATACACTGGAAAGAAGAAGTATTCGGACATCGTCACGCGCATACGAGAGGAGTGTGAGGCTGATGCCCGCCGTAAGTTCGAGTTGCAGGTGATTCCGTCACAGCTGGCTGGTTTGTGGATGAGCAAATATGGATACACAACAAAGGTAGAGAACAATCTGTCTGGAGGGCTTGACACAGAAAAGACCAAACTGGATGACCTGCTCCAGCAGATGCGTGGTGGTGGACAATGAGTACGGAGAGATTACTGCTATCAGATAAGTACAAGGCGTTTCTACGGTGTGATGCGCCGGTAGAATTTTTAGAAGGGACAACATACGCAGGAAAGACAACGGTAGGCTTATTCAAGTTTATGTGTAAGGTGGCGTTATCTCCTAAAAAGCTTCATATCATTGCTGCGAAGGACACTGGAACCGCCGAAAAGAATATCATCAACAAGGATCTGGGAATCATTGATGACTTCGGGATCCTGGCCGAGTACAATGGTAACGGATCCAGAGATGATAAGATTCCGCATATCCTTTTTCATACATCCGGTGGAGATAAGGTCATCTATGTAATGGGATATGGGGATAAGACCAAGTGGCAAAAGGCCCTGGGTGGACAATATGGATGTCTATATATTGACGAGATCAACACGGCCGATATAGAGTTTGTCCGTGAGGCTGCCATGAGGAGCGATTACCTGATGGCCACGCTTAATCCGGACGATCCTGGCCTGGATGTGTACAGGGAGTATATCAATTGCTCCAGGCCGCTTCCAGAGTGGGCAGACGAGACGCCAAAAGAAATAATGGATGAACTACAAGAAGAACCAAAGCCCGGTTGGGTACATTGGTTCTTTTCTTTTGCCCATAATCTGGGCCTGTCCAAGGAGAAGCTGGATCAGATCATGACCAACACGCCGAAGGGCACAAAGATTTGGAAGAACAAGATCCAGGGACTGAGAGGTAAGGCAACCGGCTTGATCTTTTCCAACTTTGAGAGGTCTAAGCACGTAATAACCAGAGAACGGGCTAAGGCATTTGTTAAGGATTCCAACAACAAACACCAGACAGAATGGTTTATTTACTTTTCAGCAGGGCTGGATACTGCCTATTCCCAGAAGTCCCCGGATACTATCTCAATGAGTTTTATCGGAATCACCAACAAGGGAACCTGTATTGTCCTGGACGAGAAGGTCTACAACAATGCAGTGCTGGGTACGCCCTTGGCTCCCACAGATACGGTTCGCAACTTTATAGATTTTTTGGAACGTAATCGGCAGGAATGGGGCTTTGCCCGCGACACATTCATTGATTCAGCTGACCAGGCTACGATCACGGAGTTTTTGAAATACAGGCGCATGAACGGCTGCATCTACAATTTCAATGATGCGTGGAAAAAGGAACAGATCATTGACAGGATCAACAATCAGCTTAACTGGTTTGCTGATGCAGGATCTCAGCCGTGCTTCTACATTGTGGACACCTGCAAGAACTATATCCGTGAGTTGGAGGTATATAGCTGGCTGGAGGACAAGGACAACACGCCGGAGGACAAGAACGATCACATGGTCAACAGCGTGCAGTACGCTTGGCTACCGTATGAGGTCAAGATCGGCATAGGAAGGAGGAAAGCCTGATGGGCTGGTTTAAGAGCATGATCACGGGGATTTTAAAATTGATCCCTGCAAAGAAACGTAAGATTGTAATTCAGGAGCCGCTTTCCTTCCAGGAGAACGTCCTGAAAAATAAAGTCTGGTACCGAGGAGAACCGGCGGAGCTTGAGCAGTTCTTCAAAAAGACGACAGATCTCGGATATGATATGGCGAGGTTCTGGGCTGCGGTACCATTTCGCAAGGTCAGGAAGATCCATAGCGGCCTTGTTAGTATTGTGGTGGATCGGTTTAAGGATATTGTCACCGAAGACCTGGATGATATCAGCTTTGGCGAGGAAGGAGCAATGCAGCCGATCAAGGAGCGCTGGGACCTCATAGCGAAGGAAAATAATTTCATCAACGTGCTGGGCGAAGCGGTAGCCGGGGCCCTGTCATCTGGTGATGGAGCATTCAAGATCAGCCTTGACGAGGTCAGCCAGTACCCGGTGATTGAGTTTTACGAGGCTGACGTGGTGGACTTTCATTACCGCCGAGGGTGTCTGCAGGAGATCCTTTTTTATACACCGTTCAAGGACGGGGAGAAGGAGTACCGCCTGGAAGAGACTTACGGTAAGGGATATGTGAGATACCGGCTACTGGATGAAACTGGAAAAGAGGTGCCTTTGGACACTCTGGAGGAAACCGCGGTCTATGAGGATACAGGGTTTGACGGAGATTTCATGATGGCGGCGCCGCTCATCATCTTCAGTTCCAACCGCTGGAAGGGACGAGGAAAGGCGCTCTTTGACACAAAAAGCGATAACCTGGACGCACTAGATGAAGTAATCAGCCAGTGGCTGGATGCGATCAGGAAGGGCAGGATCAACCGCTACGTACCGGAGGATATGATTCCCAGGGATCCGAAAGATGGACACCTGATCGAGCCGAACGACTTCGATAACGATTACATAGCTGTAGGATCCATGAAAAAGGAAAACACCGGAAATAAGATTGAGATATCCCAACCGCAGATATCCTACGAGGCATATGTGAACAGCTATAGTGGATTCCTGGATCTGGCAATCCAGGGTATCATTTCACCGGCAACACTGGGGATCGATCTGAAGAAGAATGACAACGCAGAGTCTCAGCGTGAAAAGGAAAAAATCACGCTGCATACCCGGAATAAGATCGTGGATGTCTTAACCCAGGTGATCCCGGAGCTGGTGTCTGCCGTTATGATGACTTATGACAATATGATTGGCCAGGTGCCGGGAAAATATGAGGCATCAGTTAAGTTTGGCGAGTATGCTTCCCCGGATTTTGACAGCACAGTAGAGACGGTCGGAAAAGCAAAGAGTTACGGTGTCATGAGCACAGAAAAAGCTGTGGACGAGATGTATGGTGATACCATGACTGACGAGGAAAAGGCGGAGGAGGTTCAGCGGATCAAAGAGGAGCAGGGGCTGACCGAAAGGGACGAGTCCAGCGTAGCTGGTTATGACGGAATGGAAGGTGTGGTGAATGAGCCAGAAGAAGGAACAGAACCAGGACCAGAAGAGGCATGACGCCTATGATCTCCGGGTAATCTTTGAAGCAATTGAACTTGATCTGATCCAAAATCTCCGCCGTAACATGAAGCGCCATGAGAAAGAGGAAGAAAAAGAGGGCTTTAGGTGGGAGATGTGGCAGAAGGCCAAGCTTCGGAACCTTTGGAAGTACCGAAAGCAAAATCAGAAGATCGTGGGACAGCATAGCAAGGAAATCGAGGATCTCATCAATAATACCTTGCAGGAGAGTTTTGAAACGGCTGAGAGCATGATATCAAGGCTATTTAGCAAGATAAAGTCGCTCTTTGGGCGGAGAGGGATGCAGTTTCCAAGAGCCGCGCAAAAAATGAGGTTAGATAAACCGGCACGATCAGAAGATGATTTCTTCGGAGTGAATGAAAAGAAGATTGATGCTTTGCAGGAGACTGCTCAGGCAGTACAGGAGCCGGGCGAACCACCACCGGAGCCAAAGTCAGTACCGGAGGATGAAGAGAAGCCGTTTAAGCCAGCCGGAGAGGAAAAAGATCTATCAGGCAAAGATAATGATCAGAAGCTTGATGATCTCAAAAAACAGGTCGCCCAGGACATGAAAGAGGTTCAGGGGGCCATCTGGCGCCGCATGGACGATATCTATAGACAGACGATCTATAAGGCAGAGATGTTTATGGCCACCGGCGCAAAGACACTGGATCAGGCAATAGACATGGCAACAAAGGAGTTCTTGGACGGCGGGATCGATTGCATCCAGTACCGTAACGGGCGGCGGGTCAACATAGCCAGTTATGCAGAGATGGCATTGCGGACAGCTTCCCAGAGGGCGACATTTTTAGCCGAGGGGAAGAAACGGGATGAGTGGGGAATCCATACTATTTTTGTGTCGGCGCACGCCAATACCTGTCCGAAGTGTGAGCCGTGGCAGGGTAAAGTTCTTGTGGATGATGTATTTAGTCATGGTACAGCTGCGGAGGCTGATGTACTGGGAGTACCGCTTTTATCAATGGCCATGAAGGCGGGACTGCTACATCCGAACTGCCGTCACACGCTGGCAACCTATTTCCCGGATATTACAATCCTTCCTAAGGTTCCTGACGGAAAGAAAGCAGTGCAGACCTATGAGGCAGAGCAAAAGCAGCGGGCGATAGAACGGAGGATACGGAAATGGAAGAGGATTGCTGCAGGAACGATGGAGCAGGAAAAGGTGAAGCTTGCTAATGATAAAGCGAGGGAGTATCAAAAAGAATTGCGGGATCATCTTTTGGAGCATTCGGAACTGCGAAGAGATCCTAATAGAGAGAAGGTGAGAACATGACGCCAGCAGTGCAGATGACAGCCATTATTTGCCTGACCATCATCATATTATGTTGGATTGGAAAGAAGAAATAATTGTTGCGATATCGCAGCGGAAAGAGAGGATAAGAATGAAGAGATTATTTATTTCGCAGCCAATGAGAGGCAAGACAGATGAACAGATCCTTGCGGAGAGAGAAAAAGCCGTCCGGTCAGCCAAAGAGTATTTAGGAGAAGAAGTGGAAGTAATTGATACTTTCTATACAGACTTCTCCAAAGACGCAAAGCCACTGGAATATATAGCGAGAAGCATCAAGGATCTGGCCACTGCTGATGTTGCCTATTTTGCGCCTGGATGGAATGAGTTCAGAGGATGTAAGATCGAGCACATGTGTGCAGTGGAGTATGGAATGGATCGGATTGAGGAATAAACACGCAGGATCATCCTGGGTGTTATTTTTATACCCTTTTGTCAGCCCGGTTAGACGTAAAACGGCCGGCCCATGTGGCGAGACCACGTAAAAAATCGTAGAGGAGAGATAAGATGAAACGGAAGTTTTTAGAAGACCTGGGATTGGAGAAAGAGGCTATTGATAAGATCATGGCTGAAAATGGCAGTGATATTGAGGCAGCTAAGGGAGAACTGGAGCAGGCTAAAGCAGAACTGGAACAGACCAAAACGCAGCTTCAGGAGAGGGATACGCAGATGGAAACTCTTAAAAATTCCACAGGCGACATGGATGCGCTGAAACAGCAGATCGCTTCCCTACAGTCTGATAACCAGGCAACAAAGGAGAAGTATGAGGCGGACATGAAAGAATTGAAACTGTCTACCTCCATTAAGCTGGCGCTTGGTGATTCTGCCCAGGACGCAGACCTTGTGGCGGGACTGTTTGATAAGTCAAAGTTAATCTTGTCCGATGACGGAAAGATCACTGGACTGGACGAGCAGCTGAAGACAATCAAGGAATCAAAGCCATTCTTGTTTAAAGAAAGCAGCCCGAAACCTTCCGGCTTCCGGCCATTAGGCGCAGGTTCGCAGGATCCGAAACCCAACAATGATGATAGCAAGGTAAGCATGAAATCAGCCATTGAGGCAAAGCTTGCGCCGCAGCTGTCACAGCAGAAAAATTAAGGAGATGAGACTATGCCAATCACATTAGAAGAAGCAAGAAAGAACGTGCAGGACGACCTGCAGATGGGAGTTATTGATGAGTTCCGGAAGTCCAACTGGATCCTGGATCACATTACATTTGACGATGCTGTCTCTCCAACTGGTGGAGGGGCTACACCAACATACAGTTATACAAGGCTTAAGACGCAGCCAACGGCTCAGTTCCGTGCAATCAATACGGAGTATACACCCAGTGAAGTGACAAAGGAGCGTCACTCTGTAGATATTAAGGTATTTGGTGGGTCTTACCAGATCGACCGTGTGATCGCAAACATGGGCGGTATCGTATCTGAGGTAGAATTACAGCAGTCTCAAAAGATCAAGGCGGCGCAGGCGCTGTTTAATGACACCTTTATTAATGGAGATGAAGCGGTAGATACGAATGCATTTGACGGTCTGGATAAGGCACTTACCGGGAGCACAACGGAATACAATACGGGAGACACGGTGATTGACCTTTCCACTTCCCAGCTTATCACAGATAATTTCCAGTATTTTCTCGATATGCTGGACGAGTTCCTGCGTGGCCTGGACGGTGAACCATCCTTCATTGCTGGTAACACAAAACTGATCTCTAAACTTCGGGCATGCGCCAGGAGAGCAGCCATGTACCAGGTGACTAAGAGCGACTGGGGAACAAATGTGGAGTCCTATGGCAACATCCCGTTTGTGGACCTGGGGGCTAAGCCAGGAACGAATGATGATGTAGTCAAAACGAACACGGATAAGGGAACGACTTCCTTGTATGTGGCGCGGCTATCCATGGATGGTTTACATGGCGTATCCTTTGCAGGCATGGCACCGGTGCAGACCTGGCTGCCTGACTTTACAACAGCGGGAGCGGTGAAGACCGGTGAGGTCGAGATGAATGCAGCGATTGCGCTGAAAGCCTCTAAGGCTGCAGGAGTATTCCGCAACATTAAAGTGAAATAAGGAGGGGCTAATATGAAAGTATACGCACCGAATAAGAACTACACGGGAGTCTCTGCCAGCGTGACGTTTTGTAATGGCGCGGGTGAGACTGATGATCCTCGTCTGCTGGATTGGTTTAGAGATCATGGCTATGAGGTGGAAACACCAGAACCAGAAGCACAAGAACCAGAAGCACCAGAAAGACCTGAAAAGAGGACGGCGAAAAAGGTGGGTGAGTAACATGCTCTATGAACCCTATGTCACCTATGAGTACTACTGTGATGTATACAAAGGCACGGTGATCCCCATGAGTGAACTGGACAAGGCTCTTAAGCAGGCCAGCCGTCACATTGATTCCCTGACCTACAATCGTATTGTGGGCCGGGGATTTTCCAATCTGACGGCCTTCCAGCAGGAAACCATTCAGGAAGTGGTCTGCCAACAAGCCGATTTTGAGTACGAAAATGCGGACGAGATTAACACCATCCTGTCCAGCTACAGTCTGAATGGGGCATCCGTCCAGTTTGGCAGCAGCTGGAACATCTATACGGACAAAGGCGTGGCCATGAAGCGCGATGTGTACGCCCTGCTGTCCCAGACAGGCCTATGCTGCCGGTTAGCGAGGTGAGGCCATGAAATACCCATGCTTAGTGCCAAAACGGCTCTGTAGGACGGATATACATGTCACGCTATATCAGGAAGGGCTGTCTGAGTCAGGCGGCCCTTTAGTGGCGGCAGAGCTGGATGGTCTTAAATGTAATTACCAGGACAGCGCAAAAATGATTATGAATACAGAGCAGAAGCTTGTGCAGTTGTCCGGCGTAGCTATGTTCCCTGGCGACATCTGTCCAGAACTGCCTGTGATCAGCAGTGGTGCTGTCGTGGTCTTCGGGTCCGAGCGTACCATCATGCAGGGGATCAAGGCCAGAAACCCAGACGGCACAGTCAACTATACGGAGTTGAGATTGGTATGAAAGTTAAGGTGAAAGTGGAGTTGTATCAGGATAAGATCAGACGGCTCCACGGTGCGATCGAACCGTCCATGCAGCAGGCAGTGGAAGCCGTGAAAGCGCAGATTGTTTCGGATCAGGTGGTGCCAAAAGAGCACGGAGATCTGGAACGCAGCACTTTTATGCGAAAGAAGTCCAGAAGTAAGTACCAGATTGTGTACGATACGCCGTATGCGCGCCGGCTGTATTGGCATCCTGAATATAATTTCCGGACAGATAAAAATCCCAATGCCCAGGGATTGTGGATGCAAAGTTATGTAGATGGCGAGAGAAGGGACTACTTTAAAAAGGCGTTTCGGGCACGTTTTAAAGCGAATACGAAAGGACTGGTGAAATGACCTTAGAAGAGGTGAAGGACTGGCTGAAAACTGTTGTGCAGTCGCCCAAATGGTACATTGGGAAGATCAATGGTAACGACAAGCAGTGTATCGGTGTCTACCCCACCCAGGGGCCATCACGGGGTATTCCCGTTGGGGGTCTAAAAAACAAGTCTTATGATACAAAGGCGGTGTCCATCCTGGTACATTGGGGCATGGATGCGGTTCAGGCCGAGTCTAAAGCCCAGGAGATATATGAGGCTTTGTATGGTCAGGCCGGTGTGATCTCTGGCTGGCAGGTTGTAATGTTTGATATGCGGACAGACGCTCCGGCCAGTGTAGGAACAGACGAAAAAGGTATCTATGAATATGTGATCAACTTTGTGATTTATTACAGGAAAGAGAGGTAAAGAATATGGCGAGTTTAGGAGTATTCCCGGTTTATGACCTGGTATTTAAGATTGGGACAAAAGGGAAGAAAAGTGAAGAAGCAGACATGGTGGAGATTGCCGACATGGAATCATTTGAGATCACGATTGACGGCGGCGTGGAAAATTGGACACCTATGACGACCAGGGGCTGGGCAAGGTCCCTTATGACGGCTAAAAAGTTTAATGTCAGCTTGAAGGGAAAGAGGAGCATTGGGGATCCTGGAAATGATTATGTGGCAGAAACGGCCTGGAAAGATGGGCTGGACTGCAGCACAAAGGCAGAGATCTTATTTCCAGATGGTGCAAAGTTGTCCTATGACTGTGTATTGGATGTGAAGTCCCTCAATGGTGGGGACTCTACCAACGTGGCACCCTTGGAGTTTGATATGGCTGGAGATGGCCAGCCGGTCTATACGGCGGCCCCAGATAATGCATAAGAGAGGAGAAAATAGAAATGGGAAGAGCATATGACATTGCAGAGAGAATGAGGGCCGGCAACGAAAGGCCGGTAGTAAAGATTGATGAGGACCACAGCTTTAGGATCAACACGGGAAAGAGCGCGGTTCTGTATATCAATGCGGTCTCCAGGGACAAGGATAAAGATGAATTTGAGATAATGGATGACATTATCAAGACTGCATTGGGGCAGGAGGGATTTGACTATATTTCAGAGCAGGATATGTCGATGGCCAATATTGCCCTGATCGTCAATGTGATCATGGCAGCGATTGCGGACGTTCCGCTGGAGGAAGTAGAAGACGTGGAACAGGAGAAAAGCCAAAAAAAAAGTACGAAAAGAATCAAATAGCGAATGCTGGTATGACCTCTTTGAGGATTGGGATCTAATCGAAGCGTCTTTCGCTATGCAGTATAATGTCCGTCTATCCCAGACAGAAATGGACTGGAAAGAGTTTAGTACCCTTCTGGCAGGCCTTATGCCGAAAACACCGCTTGGCACTGTGGTTGGAATCAGGAGTGAAGAGGACAAAGAAGTTTTAAAGCACTACACAAAGGGACAACGGCAGATACGGGATGAATGGAGATCGAACCATAACCCCATGGACCGCCTTACAGAAAAAGAAAAGATTGAAAAAGCCAAAGAGATACAGAGTATTCTGGCGCAGGCGTTCGGATAGGGCGCCTTTTTTTGATACAGAAAGGAGGGAACGATATGGCGAATGACAGCGTAGGAAAGATAAGCCTTGATCTGGAAGTACAGTCTGATCTAAGCGGTCAGATCAATGCAATAGCCAGCCAGATCGGCGGTCAGATTGAAAGATCACTGAAAAAGGCTTCCGGAGCCATGGATGCGGAAATGATCGTGCAGGGAATGTCGCAGGAGATACAGAAGCTTATGCAGAATGTCACCGGTGTGATAGATATGGCTCTGAAGCGGTGCACGGAATCTGCAAAGGTGAATATCGATATCATCGGCGAGCATTTGAACGCTATGATAGACCGGGCACTGGCAAGGTTTACGAATGTGAAGAACCCGTTCAGCCCTGCCGAGGAACCAACAGCAACGGCTGATCCGGCAGCGCGTCCATCGCAGCCCAGGGCGCCGCCAGTGGCGCAAGCGAAAGTACCAAAGATTAACGTAGACCTAAGTGCTGACGTGCTGGAGAGACAAGCCGAGCTTGTAGAAGCAGCTATGAATAACTTAGGGAAGCAGATCGATCTCCAGGAGGCAAAGCTGGCAGATCTGCGAACTGCCTATGAGCATACCTTTAATGAAGCCAAAAAGAACAAAATACAGGAACAGATCATCAAAACTGAGGGAAGTATCATTTCTCTAAGAACCAGAATTGAGGATCTGGGGATCCAGTGGGATGCTTTGACCGATAAGGCAAAGAGTTTGAGAACCGGACCGGCAGTAGTACCGGCCGCTCCTGCGCCACAGGCTCCGAGAGTTAACAAGGCCCCTAAAGTATCCGGAATTACGGATATGAACGGAGCGTTGGATAAAGCAAAGATGTTAACCATGGCATCAGCAACGCAGATCAACCAGGCATTGTCTATGATCGGAAGGGGACAGGCTCTGGCTGGTATCCAGGCTGTCAGATCTGGGATAACCGGATTGTTAAAGTCCGTTGGAGGCGGTCTGGTATCCGGGGTAAAGAAGGCAGCGTCCTCGGTCGGTCATCTGTTTGGGACAATTGGTAGTGGGCTGCCAAAACTCATAAAAGCCGGAGCGGCTATGACAATGTTCGGAGGCCGTGCAAAAAGAGCGGGAGAACAGTCACGGTCAGCACAGGGGGGCATGCACCGGATGCTTACTACAATGCTCCGGTATCAGATCATTATCCCGATGATCATGAGCGCACTCAGGGGCATGGCAAAATCACTCTTTGCTTCTATGAACGCCAATGAACAATTTAAGTCATCGCTGAGTCAGATCCGGTCTAACCTTAACGTGGCGTTCACCCCGATTTATCAGGCTATTATGCCGGCTCTGAATGCGCTTATGTCTGCCCTGGCGAAGGTTACTGGCTACATAGCAGCATTTACCAGTATGCTGTTTGGTAAGACAGTCAGCGGCAGCGTAGCAGCCACCAAAAGTCTTGTGGCGGCTAAATCGGCCATGGGGGCTTATGGAGGCAGTGCGAAAAAAGCAGCCAAGGACGCCCAAGGCCTGACAACGGGAATTGATGAACTAAATATCCTCCAGGCCGATGAAGATGACTCTGACGGAGGAGGCGGGGGAGGCAGTGCGCCGGAGATTACGGCACCTGATATTGATACGGATCAGATGAGTGCGATCGACTCCATGGCTGAAAAGGTCAGAAGTATCCTGGGACAGCTTTTTAAGCCAATGAAGGATTCCTGGGATGCGGAAGGTCAAAATGTGATCAACGCAGCCCAGTATGCATTTTCCAATGTGATCAGCCTTGCTAAAGCTATCGGGACAAGCTTCATGGAGGTATGGACCAACGGGACCGGGGAGCTGTTCTGTACAAACATCCTGAAACTTGTGACCCTTGTGTTTAATATGGTGGGCGATGTAGCCGGAGCATTCACGCGGGCATGGGAGGAGGGTGGCAGGGGAACTGCATTTATCCAGAGCATTTTTGACCGGCTTAATTCGTGGCTGGAACTGATCCATACAATTGGTGAGTCACTCCGTGAGGTATGGAACAACGGGACCGGTGAATCTATGATTGGCCATGTCCTTGAGATATTCACCAACTGGAACGACACGATCACCCATATCCGTGAGAACCTTCAGGCAGCGTGGGAAGAAAATAATACTGGCACAGCAATCATCCAGAACCTGGCGGACATAATTGATGGGCTTCTGGGATCGATCGACAACGTTACCGCGTCCCTGTCGGATTGGTCTTCCAAGCTTGACTTTACTCCGATCATGTCGGCGTTTGAACGCATGTCAGAAGCCCTGAAGCCCTTTGGAGACAAGCTGGAAAAGGGCCTGGAATGGCTGTTTACCAATGTCCTGGAACCTCTTGGCAAGTGGGCGATTGAACAGGCCATACCCGCAGCAATTGACGCGATATCAGGGGCTCTTGGGGTTCTAAATGGGATTTTGGATTTGGTTATCCCATTGGCGGAATTACTGTGGAATAACATACTGCAGCCGCTTGCCTCATGGACTGGGGGCACGATCGTAGAAATTGTCCAGGGCATTACAGATGTCTTCCGTGGGCTAACGGATATCTTTACAGAGATCTCAAACGGAACAGACTGGGGCACCATTGGACAGATGCTGTGGGAAGGTCTGATCAATGGTATTGTATCATTTGGAGAATGGGCCTGGGGAAAAGCCAAGGAAATTTTCTGGGGGATTGTGGATACCGTAAAGAATCTATTTGGTATTCATAGCCCATCTACGGTATTTGCAGAAATAGGTACTTTCCTGATCGAAGGTTTCTTGAATGGGATCACCGCAGCCTGGGAAATGGTGACGGGTGCTATTGGGACATTGCTGGCACCGCTTACGGAACTGTTTACAGGATTTGTAGATAAAGTCACAGACAAGGTATCTGTCTTATGGGAAACATACTTAAAACCGTTTGTATCATGGTTTATGGATACCATGGGGCCTGTTATTGATGAAGTGATCTCCGAACTGACAGATATCTTTAATGATTGGAAAGAGGGGATACAAAAAACACTGGATCATGTGAATAACGCTCTTGGCGGCCTGATGGATTTTATAACAGGAGTCTTTACCGGTGACTGGAGAGCGGCATGGGAAGGGATTAAAACGTTTTTCAGCGAGATGTGGGAGGCCATGAAAAACCTCGCAGATACAATCATGTCTGCCATCAGCGGCATCATAAGTACGGTACTTGGCGCGATCAAGAGTACGTGGGAAAGTATCTGGAATGGAATAAAGACTTTTGCATCCAATCTGTGGGACGGTATTAAGCGTAAAGCTGAGGATATCTTTAACGGAATCCGCGATAAGCTGTCTGAAATCTGGGACAGTGTGAAGCAGACCATTGAAGAAAAGTGGAATGCGATCAAGGAATGGTTTGATGGCATCTGGGGAAAAATCAAAGACGTTTTCAATATGGATGAGATGATCGAAGTCGGAAAAGGTGTTATGAACAAACTCTGGGAAGGCTTAAAGTCGGTATGGGATGACATTGCTGGCTGGCTACAGGGAATAGCAGACTTTGTTGGAGGAGTATGGGATGGTATTGTTGACGGTGCTAAAAACCTTTTCAAAAGCGCCAAGGAGGATGCCGAGAACGATGATGATGACGGTGGAGGCGGAGATGACTGGGATTACGGGACCAACTCTCCAGTTGAAGGACACGCAAGTGGAGGTTTCCCAAAATCAGGCCAGATGTTTGTGGCGCGTGAGAATGGATTACCAGAGATGGTTGGAAGCTGGGGTGGAAGGGCCGCAGTTGCAAATAATCAACAGATCACGCAGGGGATCACGGCAGCGGTGCAGAGAGGCATGAGTTCGTGCCTGGCGCCATTGGTCAATAGTGTATCCCGGATCATGGATCAAGCAACACCGCGTCTTACATCAGTACGTGACAATAATGTTAACTATAGCAATGATGACACAATGCAGGAAATGGCTAACCGTGCAGCTGCACTGGCAGCCCAGCAAAATAGCAGTGACATGAGTGAGCAGTATCTCTCGATCATGGTGGAACTGTTAAGAAACATCATTGACCTGATCGAACGGATGGACCTGACGGTGAACATTGATATCCGGGAGATCAAAAAGAAACTGGTGGAACTGGATAAGCGCAGTGGTTACTCATTTGGAAGTACATAAAGGAGGCGGTAACACATGGCAATCATCACAATCAATGGCCGGGCGTTCCCGGGTCCTGACAAAGGCGGGAAACTGACAGTGGCCACAAATGTATCCCAGGGCAAGAACGCCTTGGGGGAGTTTGTGGGACAGAAGGTAGGGCGTGATCAGTATAAGTTTGACAGTCTCCAGTGGAAACTGCTGGATGCAAAGACCTGGTCGGATATGTTAAAGGAGTTTGGAAAGTTTGTGGTCGTTGCGAGGATCCCCGATATGGTCAACAACAACTGGATCACCATCAAGATGTATCCAGGGAACCGGACAGCGGAACCGATTGAATTTGACGCAGACGGCCTCCCAACCTTGTACCAGAATTGCAAAGTGAATATCGTA